GTCGAACGAGCGTTGCATGGTCAGCGTTCCCGACCATGTGCCGCTGGCGGTCCAGGTATAATTGCGCCCTTGGTTGGCCTGCGTGACCGGCGGAGAAGCAGTATTGCTGTAGCCGACGCCGGTCACCCGCACCGGCGGCGTGAAGGCGTTCTGGTTGCCGAGAATGGTTTGATTGAACTGGCCATTGGAGAACACGCGGAACAGGCAGCCGACGTGCCCTGGCTGGAACCACGGCCGGTCCGACGAGAGCGTCGTATTGCCGTAATAGTTCCCCGGCGTGAAATTCGCCTTGACGCCGGGCGCCGACTGGAACGGCCCATCATTGGTGTAATAGGTCACCACCGACCACGAACGGGTGGAGCGGCGCTCGATCTTCTGTTGCTGCTGGCCGTAGCAGGCGATGAAGATGATGTCGCCCGACTGGTCGTAGCGGATATTGGGAAGGTCGCCGGTTGCAAACGGCGTCGGCAGCGCCATGGTGCCGGTTGATTCGATCGAGCACTGGCTAACGTATTTGTTCCACGCGTCTGTCGACTCGATCTGAATGGTGGCGCTGCCAGACGATGGCGTGAAGGCGAGCGAGTGAGTGCCGATGTCGAGGGTTGTCTGGGCGATGAGGTCGGATGCGCCCGGTGTGGAGCCCACCCGGAACGTCACGGGGCCGCCGGTAATTGGGCCGCCGCCGGGAGCGATCACGATGCGGACGGCATGCTCCTTGCCCTGATCGGCGGGCGCAATGGTGATCGTCTGCGCAATCTGCGCGAGGCCGCCGACCGGCTGACAGGTCAGCGTCGCGAGCCCGCCCGTGACGGTCGCGCTGGCGCCGGACGTGGTGTTCGCCGTGCTCCAATTGCCGAGCCCGGCAAAGAACGGGTCGCCGATCGTGGTGCCGACCGCAACGCGGCTGACCAGCGCCTCGTTGACCCATACGCGCATCTTGTTGGCGGTAAGCTCGATCAAAGCCGTATCGAGCTTCGAGAAAATGAAACGCAGGAGCCGCGCCGGTGCGTCGCCCAACACCTCGCCCACGTAGTACAACCCGGGCCGCATTGCCATCGGCCCGACCACGTAGGGCAGCCAATTGACTTGACACGCAGCCGCCATGCGCAGCTTCGCCACGTCGACACGCGCCAGCGCGATCTTGCTGACTTCGCCGGCGTTCATCGAGTAGAGCGGGGCGTTCGCGCGCATCAATCATTCCCCTGCGGCCCGGTGACGATCGATCCGCCGGTTCCGCCGCCGAGCCATAGCCCTCCGGGCCCGAATGCGCCGCGCCGGGCACGCGCCCAGAACGGCACCGGCGGAAGGCCGGGCGGCTCGTCCATGGCCTCCTCGGCCTTGGCGACACGGCGGGCGCGATCTTCTTCTCTCAGCAGCGCTGCCTTCAACTCCTTGTCGTTGGTGATGCGCAGGCAAGCCTGTCGGGCAAGGCGAAGCGAGACGTAGTCGGCAAAATGCTCCGGCCAGGTCCCGATGTTCATCCCGTAGATCGGGTCGTTCGAAACGTAGGATACGTAGATCGGCGTGAGATTGGCGTACCACAGCCCCGCCTCATCGCTATATTGCAGCAGCGGCGGGTCCATGTTCGGCGACGCCGAGACCTGGATGGTTCTCACCCAATCGATCGGGATCGCGAAGCAATAGTTGAAACCGAACTGCGGCGTGAGGGAGGAACTGTTGTCGACCTGGACGGTACGTCTTGCGAACTTCCACAAGCCTTGCGACAGGCAGTAGCCGACCACGTCCGACCAATAAGAATCGAGGACGCGACGCGGCTCGCGTGGTTCAGACAAGCTCGCGAGCTGACGCTCGCCGAGATGGCCAAGGGCCTCGTTGTAGATGAAGAGCTGTGTGGTCATGAGGGGCCCCAGATGACGGATGTCAGATGTCAGATGTCAGATGTCAGATGTCAGGAGTCGGAGTTCGGAGGACGGAGTTTCCGTCCCCCGTCCTCTGACCTCCGTCATCTGTTTAAAACTCCGCGCTTGCCTGAATAAATCCGGCGCCGCCGCCGCCCTGAAGCAGGGTGCCCTGGCCGGCGGTGCCGGCGGCGTTACCCGTCACGCTGATGTAGTTCGGCGTATGGGTGGAGCCGGCCGCGAAAGTTCCAACCGCGGTGGCCGTGCCCGCGAGATTGAACTTGAAGGAGCCGGCCGACACCGTAACGGTCGGTGCCGCGCGCATCTGCACTGGCAGCGGAATGAAGATGATTTCCGAGGTGGCGCCTGCCACCATGCCGGCGCCGACGATGACGCTCGCCGCCGGCTCCGGAATGTTGAAGAAGTAGCGCTGGGCGATCGCCAATTCCAATTCGATATCACGGTGCTCGAACGGAGTCGCCTGCGCGCCGATCTCGAGCTGGACGCCCATGATCTGCACGAAGTCTGCGGCGCCGGCGGTCCCCACTGGCGTGCCGTTGAACAGGACGCCGAGCTGCGTTGAGCCCGCCGGCACGGTCGCAGCGAAGGCGTAGCGCTGCCAGCTTGTCGTGATCTGCTGCGCAATGTTTGCGCCCGCTGTCAGCACCGCGGTAGTCGGCGAGGAGTTCGGCGAGATGTTCTGCTGCGGCGTCAGCGCGAGCGAGCTGTAGCCTGTCCAGGTACCCGCCACCAGGCTGGCGGCGCTCTGGTTGGCGCCTGAGCCGCTGGCGAGAAGCACGTTGAGGGACCCGTTCGCCGGCGACCAATTGGCGCCGGCCTGGGCCCAGAACGACAGCGTGACGATCTGGCCCTGGCAGCGGATGGCGTCGAGCGTCTCGACCACCTGACCGAGGTTGATCACCGCGGTGTTGGCGTTCGCGGCGGCGCGGCCGAACTGCAACGCCAGACTGAACCCGGGCACCGCCGTGACGCCCGTGACCTGCGACACCGAGATCGAGGACGACGCGCCGCCGACGGCGAAGAACCGGTCTGCCGTGTAGGTGACGGTGCCGGCAATTGCCGTGAAGCTGGTGCCGCGCTGCCACGGATTGGTGGTGAAGTCGCCGCCATCGATGATGTTGCGCGGGAACGCCAGCTGCGAGCCGCCGACGCCGGCCGGAGCGGCGAGGGTCGCGGTGCCGGACACGCTCATGGTGCCGGCCGTCAGGTTCTGAACCTGCAAAATGTAGCCCTGCGGGTTCGTCTGGTTTGCCACGATGACGAAATCCCCAAGGCTCATGCCTTTGAAGGTCGCATCCGTGAGATAACCTGCGGCCGTCACCTGGGCCAGCGTATCGGTCGTGGTGTATTCCCACAGCTTCCACGCGCCCTCGATCGGACCGCCCGCAATGTAGGTAAGAGTCCCGGTGGTGTATGCCATTTTTGAAATCCTTCGGATTTCAGGCGATCAGTAATCAGGTATCAGTAATCAGAATCTGACTACTGATCCCTGACCCTTGATTACTGATTCCTGATCACTGATTCCTGTTACGTGTATTTCGAGCCATCGTGGTTGACCACGACGACGCCGGGGTTCTGCAGCAATGCGGAGCCCATGAAGATCGAGGAGCGCGCCCAGTAGTAGGCGTTCTCCTCGTTGTAACCGGCGCGGACATCCATCTCGCCCGTGTTCACCGCGTGACCGACGGCGGAGCGATGGAACGCGAAGCACTGCTCGTTGGCCGTGCCCACGTTCGGAAGGTGCGGATGGAATATCCAGTTGAAACCGGCCCAGCGGCGGAAGCGGCGAGCCGGCCCGACCAGGGGCTTGATCTCGACATACTCAGCCTTCTGGAATTCCGCGATTTGCATCAGGTAGGCCCGCATGGCGGGTGAACCGACGAAGAACATGTTGTCTTCCTCGGTGGTGTCGACGTCCTGCAGATCGAGGTGCGCCAGCGCGCGCGACGCCAGGGCGAGAGTCATGATCTGGGGCGAGCCCAGATTGCTCGACGCGCCCGAAATCACGCCGAGGATGTCCTGGTCGATCTTTCGGTTCAACACTTTGACCGTCGAACCCTGCATGATGCGACGGCCATCGCCCTGGCTCGCAAAGATGTTGAACTCGGTGCGTTGGGGCTTGTCGTGCCACTCGACGAGAGTAGCGGGCACTTGGGTGAGACTGTCGACGCGCGGCGGGATGTTGCCGTTGAGGCCGCGCGTGACGGCGGTTGCACCGCCGGAACCGGCCACCAGGAACATCGCCTGGTTGCCTTTGATCACCGCCTCAGTCGTGCAGACGTTACGCAGCCAAGATTGGCCCTGGTCGAACTGGGCGATGAACTCCGAGCGATACTGAATCTGGAACGCCGAATCGGCCATTGATCCAGTCCTTCATGATCATCGTTATGGTGCCTCCG